TTCTGTTAACCCTGTTTTTTTAAACAAAGTTTCATATAGTTTAAATTCTTTAGATAATTCAGTCTTAACAAAGTATTTTTGAAGTATATCTTTAGCAGGAGAATTCTTTGCAGATAAAGTATCAGAGGTAATTTGTCTTACCAAGAGTTCAAAAAGAATACCGGTGTTTTTGTACTTGGAATGTCTTAATTTCATTCTTAGAATTTTGTTATAAATATGTTAGGATTTTTGTTTCTTAATATTGTCTTCATCAAGCAGAGATTCTTGCTTTTTGTCTTGTTCAAAAACCAAACGTTTTTTATTAATTGGTATTTGTTTAAGCATTGATTCTAAAGCTAAAGGTGAACCTCCTTTATAATTAGGTTTAATCGAATCGGAAGAGTTATAATCTTCTTTTGATCCTCTTTTACCTAATCTATCTTTCCCGAAGGCATTATCTTGAGTATTAATGTTAGATGCTTTTTCTTTAGGGCGTCCTAAATCTTTTTTCTCATCATAACCATCAGGAACATTTCCAGGATCTGATTGGTATCTTCCTTGACCATATAATGAAGCTAAATCATGTGGTGTGCCATAAGATTTACCTGTTTCTAATGGGTCATTTCCTTCTGCTTCTATTTGATTTAATCTAAATTTGCGTTTAGCATCCTCACGAGTAAGTTCTCGGTATTCTTCATATTCATTTTCACTAAATCTAAAGACATTATTATAAACCCAATCAGTAGGTAATAATTTATTTTCCATAATTGAAGCTGCTAATTCTACTTTTTCTTTCATTAATGCAATTCTTTCTTGATCATAAATGATTGAAGGAGTTGTTAATGAAAGTTCAAAATTAGATAATTGTTCATCAGTATAACCTTGGGTGTAAAGATGGATCGTAGCAATTTTATAAAGCTCTGATATTACAGTTCTTTGGATTCTATCAATGGTTCGTGCAAACCTAATATCTTCTGCGGCTAATGTTGCCTTACCATCTATATCAGCATCATATCCTAAAAATGCTTTAGGCACCTTTAAAGCTGCAAATAATTTATCTCTTAAATATTCAACATCTTGGATACCATCATAATCTAAGCCTTTTGTAGTATCAATTTTAGTAGCAGAATCATTACCTCTTACTGGGATGAAGAAATCCTCCATCATATTCTGCATGTTATATTTTAAGTTATAATCACCGGTTTGTTCATCAACATACGGGGTACGTTTCATTTTGGAAACTGTTTTTTCCATAAATGCATCTACTTCATTAGGAGGAATAGAACCTACATTAATATAATAAACACGTTTTTCTGGGGCTCTTACGATTCTATGGACTAACATAGCATCTTCCATTAAAGTATATTGTTTAAATAACTTACGTCCAGGTTCAATATAAGAACGACCATAAGGGAGATAATTAACGTCTGTTAATAATCTAAAATGAGCCATCTCATAATTATCAAATGTTATTGTTTTTCCTGAGGGATTCGCGCCAGATCCTCCAGCACCATAATAACCACCATAACCCCCACCACCCCCGGTTAAACCGTCAGGATCAAATTGAAAGGTAACTTCATTAGGATTATCTTTATTTAATCCTTCTTGTCTTACAATATTATAAGCTGTATAAGGAATGACATTATAAACACCATACTTTTCGGCAATGTCTAACTTTAAAAAGAAATCACCATATTTACACATCTGGCGTATCCACATCCATAAATTAAATTCTATATTTAATACGTCATAAAATAAATTATATAGTACTTTTTGAATATCTTCATCACTACTTTTAATACTTAGCACCTCACCCATATCATCTTTTAGGGTACATTCATCTGCTATAATATCAAGGGCAGAAGCAATAATAGCATCAGTATCCATAGCTTCATAATCACTATAAAGCTGGACTCTCATTGTTTGGTAATTAAGAGCAGGATTATAAATAGGGGCTGCTCCTGTTACATGCAGTCTAGAAAATCTATCAACTAAAGAATTAGTTTCAATCTCCCCTGCTTTTTGGATAGAATTAACATCCATTACTTTAAGTTGGTTTCCTCCTATATTACGTATAATTACGTCAGTAGAAAATAATCTTTTTAATCGTGTAAATACATTAGTATCTGCCATTGTGTAGAATTGTTATAATTATAAATATATTTAAAATAACCAACGAATATCTTCTTCTCCCCCATAAGGGTTATCAATCTTATAAGGATTACTACTTTTATCGCCTGAATAAACCCCGGTATATTTTGTAGTTGTTTTAGTCATATTATTTAAAGAAGCTTTAGTTAAATCTAAACCTCGTTGTCTAAATTTAAATGCTGTTTCTCTCATCAACATACCAATAGCAAATGACATAACCAAGTCATCATTGTATCCTGTTTGAGCTTCGGGTCTCCCATTTTTCCAAATAAATACTTTCATTTCTTCAACTAAACGTTTTGAATGAATAGTAACTCCTTTATCCCCAACTCCCTCTTGAAACTTACCAATAGATATAGGTCTAGTTCTGGTTGACATAGTAAATCCAGGAACCATTCTACTATTATCTGAATATTGGTCAAAATAAGAATCTGAAGTTATATCTCCATTTTTAGGTGAATAATATAAATTAGGATAATTACGATCTATTAACACTTGAACTACATGCCACCCTACATTTGCATTTTCTACTACTAATAAGGCATTATTATATTCTGTAGCTATACCAAATAATAAATGACCAAATTCTTTTGTACTAATTTGACCTTTATATTCTCCTACTTGAGTATTACTTTCAACATCCATTATATGAAATGCTGAAAAGTCTTTTGCATCCCCTCTCGCAACATCAGCTACAACCATATAATCTCTTGAATAATCTGCGGGTTGCCATATCCATAGGTTTTGGTCTGCTCCTCTTCTTTCAAGTGGGTCTTTTAAATAGGTTTGTTCGTAAAATTCTATATACTCACTATAAAAAACAGTATCACCTGAAGTGCTAAAATCACAATCACATTCTTGAGCTGCTAATCTAGGGTCACCTAATAATTCATTTTGACGTTTTCTCCATTCATCATCTCTTTCAGGATGGACAAACCAAGGTAAACGAACAGGTAAAAAATCATTTTCCTGAGATTCTGCTTTAACCCACATTTGGTGAAACCAATTTCCGGTACCATTAGGGGTTGATAAAATAATAGCACCACCCCCTGTGGCTAAAGTTTGTTGAGCGGCAGCCCAAGTTTCTGCAATATTATCAATAAAAGCTGCTTCATCAATTAATAGCAAAGATACTGCTTCGGATCTTGCGGCATCTGTACTTGATGATTTTGCTTGGATTTTAGAACCATTTTTAAGCTTTAAAGATAATTTATTATTTTCTACATCTTCTATTTTTAACCATGAAGGTAAATTTGAGTACATAAACTGCACTTTAGAAACTAAATTTCGAGCAGTTGCTTGAGTAGTAGCTAAAGTTAATACGTTTCTATCTTCATGGAAAAGCATTAACCATAAAGCATAACCAGCAGATAAAGTTGAAAGACCTAATTGACGAGATTTAAGTACAATGTTATAAGGGTTATCTTCAAATAACTTTAATACTTTTTCTTGGAATGGGAATAAATTAAATTGGATTCTACCTCTTTGAGGGTGTTGAATAAAACAGTATTTTTTCATAAAGTGTACCGGATCTTGGCAACACTTAATATATTCTTGGCGAATTATTTGTTTTATATCTTGGGGCATTATTTTCCAATTTTCCAAAATAAACGACCTGTTAAAACAGGTTGTAAATTTTGGTTAATTCCAACTCCTAATCCTATTACTTTTTTCCTTTTACTTCTCCAAAGTAATTCACCTCCAATATAACTAAATTGTATTTTATTGCCGGCTAACCCAAATCCATAATAAAATTCATTTTTAGAAATTAATGAATCACGTTCTATGGTTGTAGTTGGAATGTAAATGTTTGGATTAATTTCTCTGAATATTATTTGATTTTTTGATATAGTGTCATTAATTACTATATTACCCAATGAATCTAAATCTAATGTATCTGTGTAGAAATACTTTGAGTAATAATCTTTTAGAATTGATAATGTGTCAATATCTGCAGGTATAGTATCATGTTCTGTAACTATACGAGTTTTCCACTTTGGAATATAGATTAAACTGTCAATCTTTACAGTATCCCACTTGGTTTCTATTTTAGTAATAACCGAACCCTCGATTGCTGGTGGGACGAGAGAGTTTTTGTTAAATAAGTTTAAACCTGTAGTAGGACCAGAACATTGTTGCTGTAGTATAATTATAATAACTAAAACTACAATTATAACTAATTGAATATTATTAAAGAGCTTTTTCAAGTTGTTTTTTT